GACATTTACGAGTAAATACAAAGGGATTATTCCCTGTATTAGAAAGAAGATCTTCTAGATGTAGAAAGGTCTGGCTTAAATATTAAATATCACTTCCCACAAGTCATATTGCATAGTTTCTATTAGAAACTGTTGCTATGAAGCAACATAACAAATTTTTAGTTTCTAATAGTATTCTTTGGAAACCCTTTACTAAACAAAAATAATAGTTCTTCTGGTAAAAAAACTCTATAGTATAGAGCAAATCCAGTTAGATATTTATAGTAAAGGGTTTCCTATTTTTATTTTGTTACCAATAAATAAATTACAACTATGCAAGATTATACAGTATTTGATTTAGAAAGTGATGGCTTACTAGATAATGTTACTAAAATTCATTGTTTATCTTATGCTAGATATATAGGAGGAGAGTTAGTTGAGAAGAATACAATAACAGATTATAGACTAATGATAGAATTTCTAAATAAGAATAAAACATTATTGGGGCATAATATAGTAAGATATGATATACCTGTATTAAAAAAAATATTAGGTGTTGACTTTAGTTCTCATAGATTAATTGATTCTCTAGCCTTATCTTGGTATTTATATCCAATGAAGAAGAAGCATAGTCTAGAACAGTGGGGAGATGAATTAGGTGTTAAAAAACCTGAGATTGAAGATTGGACTAATTTAAAGATTGCAGATTACATTCATAGATGTGAAAGTGATGTCAAGATTAATAGTTTATTATTTTCAAAACAAAAAACTTATTTGATTCATATATATGGAACAGATGAAATAAAAATTAACAATCTTATTAACTATTTAGTATTTAAGTTAGATTGTGCTAGGGAACAGGAAGAAGTTGGTTGTAAAATTAACTTAAGTTTGGTTAATCAAAGTCTGCAAGAATTATACTCCTTAAGAGATGAGAAATTAAGAAATCTTATTGAAGCTATGCCTAAAAGTATAACTTATAAGGAAGTAAGAAAACCAAACAAAACACACAAAATTAATGGGGAACTAAGTAATGCTGGAATCAAATGGTTCAATCTACTTGCAGAAGAAAGACTGCCACAAGATTATACAGATGTGGTAACAGTAAAAGTATCTGAAGAAGATGGGAATCCTGCTTCTACTACTCAACTTAAAAGTTGGTTAGATAGCCTTGGGTGGGAGCCTAGAACATTTGAGTATAGAAAAAATAAAGCTGGGGAAGTAAAGGCTATTCCTCAAATATATGTAGATGATCAAGTATGTGACTCTATAAAAGAGCTTTATGAAGTTGAACCAGCATTAGAAAACTTAGATATGCTATCACTAATTAATCATAGAATTGGTGTGTTTGAATCTATGAAGGAATCTATGAATTCCAATAATATAGTAAAGGCTGAAATAGCAGGTTTTACTAATACATTAAGATTTAAACATAGAAAACCAATTGTAAATTTACCTAAAGTTTTTAAATTTTATGGTGATAAGATTAGAGGTAGTATAATTATTCCTGAAGAAGGTTATTTATTATGTGGTTCAGATATGTCTTCATTAGAAGATACTACTAAACAACATTATATGTACTTCTTTGATCCTGAATATGTAACTCAAATGAGAGTTCCAGGGTTTGATCCACATCTTGATATTGCAGTATTAGCAGGTATGCTTACATTTGAGCAAGCTGAACAGCATAAGAGAAAAGAAGTAGATTATTCTCAAATAAGGAATAAAGCAAAGACAGTAAACTTCGCAGGAGTCTATGGTGCAGGTCCTCCAAAAATAGCACTAACAACAGGTATGCCTTTAAAACAGGCAAAAAAACTACATAAAACCTATTGGGACAGAAATAAAGCTGTTAAACAAGTAGCTGCATCTTGTAAAACTAAAACTACTTATGTAGATGGTGAAGAACAAATGTGGCTATATAATCCTGTTTCAGGTTTCTGGTACTCATTAAGATATGAGAAGGATAAATTTAGTACCTTAAATCAAGGAACAGGAGTATATTGTTTTGATCTATGGGTAAGAGAAGTTAGATTAAGTGGAATTAAAATTATGTTTCAGTATCATGATGAGATAGCATTCCATCTAAAAGAAACTGAACAAGAAATAGTTAGAAAGAAGCTTCTAGACTCTATAGAAAAAGTAAACAATATTGTAAAGTTAAATGTTCCACTAGGAGTAAGTGTAGATTTTGGAGAAAAATATTCAGATATACATTAAAATATTTAGAGTATTTATAGAAAGTAAAATTCATTAAAAATGTATTTAAATCAATTAAAAGAAAAATATCCATTAGTATACCAGAGAGTAGAAAAACAAACTCATAATCCATCTAAATTAACTAATATGTCAGCAGATGTAAATAAGGCATTAATTTGGGGTGGTACTGCAGAAGGGTCAGATTTTTGGAATGCTGTATATTGTAAAAACTGGGATTTAGCTAAGAAACTACAACCAAGTTTATTTCCTGAAATAGAAGAAGGAAATGTTAAGATTACTATTAATGGATTATTTAAGTAATTAAAATTAAAGAAAACAAATGTCTAGAGATCTTGTGCAACAGGAAATTCTAGATAACATTTCAAATCCTGCTCATGGATTATTACAACTTAGTCCTAGAATTGGAAAAACTAAATTAGGAATTGAAATCATTAAGAGAGAAAAACCTAAAAAAGTATTATGGATTACACCTAATACTAAACTAAGAGATGAGGATATTCCAGCAGAATTTAAGCAATGGAAAGCTCTAAGTTATTTAAAGAAAACAGATATTATATGTTATGCATCTTTAGCTAATCATACTGGTAACTATGATAAGATAATACTAGATGAAGTACAAGATCTTACTATAAGTAATTGTACACCACTATTAAATGGTAAAATTAAGTACAAAACTATAGTAGGTATGACTGGTACTCTTCCGAAACATAAGGATAAGCTAGACCTCTATAATAAATTAGAACTTAAATCACTTGCAGAAATGTCTATTGATGAAGCTGTAGAGAATAATCTCATAGCTCCTTATAAAATTAAAATTATAGAAATTGATTTAGATGCTAGAGATAAGTATATAGTAGGAGGAAGTAAAGCCAAACCTTTTATGCAGACTGAAAAGGCTAGGTATGAATACCTTACTAAACTTATTAATATCAAGTTGTTCTCAGGACAACCTGTTCCCAAATTCTTTTATCTAAATAGAATGAGGTTTCTATATAACCTAAAATCAAAACACGAATTTGCTAAAAAACTAATTTCAAAATTAGAAGGTAGAACATTAATATTTACAGGTAGTATAGCTCAAGCTGAAAGTTTATGTAAACACACATACCACAGTAAGACTGATGATATACTACTTAAGAAATTTCTAGAAGGTAAAATAGACAAACTAGCTTGTGTAAATGCAGGAGGAGTTGGTTATACTTATAGAGGAGTAAATAACTTTGTTATTACTCAAATAAACTCTAATGGAAAAGGTGATTCTACACAAAAAATAGCAAGATCTTTAGTTCTTCAAGAAGGATATGTGGCTACAATTTATATTTTAGTAGTAAGGAATACTGTTGATGAAGATTGGTTAAAAAAAGTTTTACAAGACTTTGATATTAAAAATGTTGAATATATAAGCAGTAAGAATTATGAGTAAAAAGAAATTAATATTAGACATAAATCCAGAAATTAGACAAATATTTATAAGTAAGAATATACCTGTACATGATGGTGTAACTTATTTATTATGCTTGTATTATGGAGTTACACCTAGCTTTATTCCAGATGAATTAGAAAGAAGAGTTTTAAGTACAAGTATTGTAACTAAAGATTATTCTGATGATACTATTAAATGGAATTTAAGTTTATTTGAAGAACAGGAAATAGGTTTTGAATGGGTATCTGATTGGATGGATTTATTTAAAGCAAAAAATCCAGAAAGAAGAGGAGTTAAAGCTGATGTCTTAAGAAGGATGAAAAAATTCTTTGTAAATAATCCATCAGTAAGGAAAGATGAAGTCTTTCAGGCAACTGAGAATTATTTAAAAAGTGTATCAGAACCAATTTATTGTAAAAAGTCTCATAAGTTTATATATGAGCAAGATGGTACTTCAATGCTAAAAGACTATGTAGATGGTCTTTCAAGAGCACAAGAAGTAAAAAGAGCAGATCTAGAAGATGTTATCTAGAATTCAGAATACTATTAGAAACATAATTAAACAATAGTAGAGTATGAATTTTAAAGATATTTACAGTGAAATAATTCAAAATAAACAGAATCATGATAATGGTTATTACAACTGTATTCCTTTTATAGGATTAAATAGGCTAGAAAAATATTTACCTGGTATTGAACAAGGTACTTATTATCTAATAACTGCAAGCACAGGAGTAGGAAAATCAAAACTAGCTAGGTATTTATTTATACATAATCCTTACTTATTTCTTCAGGAAAATCCTGATCCAGAAATTGAAGTAGATGTGTTATACTTTTCCCTAGAAGAAAGTGAAAGAAAGATTATTCTCTCTGAAATATCGAAATATTTATTCTCTAAATATGGTTTATCCATATCCATTAAACAACTTCAATCAAGAGGTAGATACAACACCATATCTCCAGATATTCTTGAGAAGATAAAAGAAGCAGAAGAATTTATTACTAATTACTTACAGCATGTAAAGATAATAAGTAATATTAGAAATCCTACTGGCATATATAAATATGTTAGGGATTATGCTTTGACTGTAGGTACTTATTATGATAAGGATAATAAACCTTTAAGCCCACAAGATGTAGAAGATGTAAGAAGAGGGTTTAACGATGCTTATAAAAAAGTATCTTATTATAAACTTCACAATCCAAAACACTATGTTATTGTAATGACTGACCATTATGGTTTATTTGAGAATGAGTCAGGATTGACTCAATGGCAAACTATATCTAAGTGGTCTTCTGAATATTGTTTACATATTAGGGACAAATTCAACTTTATACCTGTTGGTGTACAACAACAAGCAGCAGATAAAGAAAGGGTTGAAACTAATTACAAAGGTGATACTATTGAACAAAAACTAGAACCTAGTTTAGATGGATTGGGAGATAATAAAACTACAGCAAGAGATGCTAATGTTATTATAGGATTGTTTGATCCTAATAGGTATAGCATTAGAGAACATAATGGATATGACATATCTAGATTTAAAGATAGGTATAGAAGTGTTAATTTACTAAAAGATAGAGATGGAGTTTCAAATAAGAAACTTCCTTTATTCTTTAATGGAGCAGTAGATTTCTTTAAGGAATTACCTAAGTCTGATGATATGGATGGAATGAGAAGGGTGTATGAATATATCAATCAACTAAACAGAGAAAATTAATGGCGAATGCA